TGGTTTGATTTTATAAATAATCATCGCCCGGACTTCACATCACACAGAGAAACATTTATGTTCACAGCAGGTGTTTTTTGGACGCTTGCTTTCGAATGGGGCTTTTACTTTGCGCTTCCTGCCTTATCACTGCTTGCGAATAAATCCTTTGAATTCAGTATGCTTTTCCTATTTTTTCTTGTTTACGTCTCTGGATACATAACATTCAACCTTCCATTCAACTTCCTTTTGTTTTTTGCGATAGGAATGGTTACATCAGATGTTGCAGATAAAATTAAGCTGAAAAAGCAATATTTCGATTTCATCTTCCTTTTATCTCTAATTTCCTTGTTATTTTGTGAAGATAAAATTTACCGAGTTGACTCTTTCACTAATGTTCTTCTATTTTTAATAATGCTTAGTGTGGCTAAAGGTGCTGATTTATTTGGATTACTTAGCATAATTGGATTCAGGAGGTTGGGAGTCGCAAGTTATAGCATTTATGTAATGCATGCTGTCGTTATAATGTGCGCATTTATGTCATTTAATTCACTCGGCATTTTAAAAAATCATCCAATTGCAATAATGCTACCTCTGAGCGTTTTCGTTTTGTACATTTCGCTAATAACATATAATCTAATAGAAAAAAGATTTATAAGACTTGGTCGAGGGATTGATATTAATACGCCACCACCTACAGATAAAATTGCAGACAAATTAAAGCGATTTTGAAAGAGAGGGGCTCGCCCCTCATCCCATTTGTTACTCTATCTTTATGCGTTAGGAATTCCAGGCCACATAATGCCAGGCGCAGTTGAAGTATCAACCGACTCCAACGAATCGAGATAATCAAGCCATTCATTAAATGACTGCTTATCCTCATCAGACAGGCGTCCAAGTGCCAATTTCGAAGGCCATTGGTTGCTATCGATATAGTTATTGGCATTGTTGATTAACGCCTGCTTCTGGATCTCAGCTTGTTGAACGAGCTCTTCGTGAGTGGGTTCCGGTACAGGCGGCGCAGTAAATTTCTTACCGTCATATGTCCAGCCGATACCTACGCCAAGACCGTCAATTTTGACAGTCTCATAGCCCTCGAAAATATCACCCTCACCATCCCAAACGACAGTATTTACGACCTGCTCGTCCTTAATTAGTGCATAAGTAGACATCATGCATACTCCTCAACAATAACAATGCCTGAAGAACCCGCTCCACCGGCTACTGCCGAAGTGCCATTCACGTATGTGGTCGCCGCACCTGCTCCTCCGGCACCATACCCTGTTCCGGCACCCGGTACGGAATTAATTACGAGAGCATGCCCACCTCCACCGAGCACAGAATTCCCCCCGCGACCACCTTTTGCGGAGGAGGATGTCGTCGTTCCACCCGCCGTACCTGTAGCAAAGGACATTTGCCCCCAGCCTCCCTCGCCCGGAACATTCAACAGGACGCTGGAACCAGTACAGTCGCCTGTTTGATTTAAATCGGGTACCAGACTGAAAGTAGCTGTACCAGACGCGCCATATTTTCCACCATCACCACCAGGCGCGGAAATAAATGAACCGAATGATGATGCGCCACCGGATGTACCGTTCCCGCCAGCTGAGCTGGCTCCAGCTGATCCAACAGTAACCGCCACTGAAGATAAAGAACTGACATCAATCAGGCCCGTTTCACCATAAGTTCCCGCAGAGCCGCCATGCCCCGCGGGTAGAGGCGGCGGCACCACCACCCGCCCCTCCCCCACCTACGATGCGAACCCTGATTTTCTTGGTTCCGGTTGTCGGCGTATACGTTCCGCTCGCAGTGAAAGTGCGCACATTTAGCAGGCGTCCATTTGTATTGGCTTTCAGGGCATTGAGAAAATTAGTCAGAATCGCTGACGTGTTTCCGTTATCAAGAACGTCCTGACCGGTACTGTCTGCGATGAACTGTCCGATAACGCTTGCCATCACTGTTCCCTGACGAAGGGCTTTATTCACCTGCGCACTCGCAGCTTTACCGGACTGAAAGCCCGTAAGCAGTGCGGTTAAAGCTTCCCAGTCGGCTTGCGAGGTCACGTTGGCACCGGCGCCAGTGGCGAAAGGTTTGAAGTTATTTTTAGCCATTACAGTAATTTCCCCCATGCGCCATCATCAAATCCGGCGATGTATTCGTTATCCATGTCAAACCCAAAGAATTTAGATCCCTCGGACGGTGTTTCTATCGAAGGTGTTTCAACATCACCGGCCCATACGCCGGCGGCTTTTACGGTGAGATAGCCCTGTTTGATAGCGGCGATCAGTTCAAGAGACACATCCGAAATATCAGTCTCGGGAAATACCCAGACCGAAATCGTCATGTCCTGGTTGTCTACGATCTGCATCTTCAGGCCAGAGCCTGCTGTCGCAGCGTCAAGAATGAGCGGCAGAGAGTCGTTGCGGCCGTCCCAGTTGTTGATAGCGATTTTCGCTTTCAGAATGATGCGGTAGGTGTCATCGCCCAGAGTTGTGTAACCGGAGTCTGGGTCGTATGGGCCTTGCCATACTCCCTGATCATAACCAAGACCATCCGTGTCCCAACTGAAATAGACGCCAGAAATTGGCTGGCTTATTACTCTGCTGCGTCCGATCCAAAGCCCGAGCGTGTCGAGCTGCACTCCTACCGCCGTATCGATATCAAAGGCTGTTACAAGCCCTGACATAGTGCTGGACACATCAATCAGCGGGCGGGTGCTCAGATCTATATGGTCAAAAAAGAGTGGCCTGGTAGCGTGGTAGTTAGTTATTAATTCGGTATATTTGCTCATGAGGTCACCGTGATACTGATATTCGCGGTGCTACAGGACGCAGAAGCATCATAGGCAATATCAATGTTTGACGCCGATACGCTGCCAGATGACTTTCCGATCAGCAGGTCGGTGATGTCGTAATATCGGGCATTACCGCCGCTCACAACGCCAAGGTTTGCCGGGGAATAAATGCGGCTCAGCAGAATGTCGTCGCCAATTGTCAGGCCATTTATATAATCGGCAACAGCCTGTTTAATCTGCTCGCCGATTTGAGAGGTATAGCCGGTAAAAACTTTTAGGGTAATAGCTACGAAAATTGGCACATCGGTAGAGCGTGAAAAACTGATAACGTGAGGATTACCGTAAGTATCCGGCACCGTGACAGAAGTTGTTCCGTAGGTTGCCGTTCCCTGCCCTTTATTCCCCCTGATGGTCTGGGCTATCTCGGTAACATCCCCACCATCGACGATGGCAGAAATTGAGTGTGGCGGCAGCCCGTTGCTGTCGGTTGCACCTGTATCATTCTCGTAGAGCTTGTGACGTGTCACACCTGCAACGTTGGCGATCGCACCGTCAACGCCCTCAAACGGCGTGATAGAGGGTAGAGCGACACTTTGCCCCTGCCTGATGCGCAGCTCTGCGTCGGTTTCTGCCGGCGCGCCTACGGTGGCCGCCGCCGGGTTGGTTACCGATGTCCAGCCTCGGGTCGGCGTGTTGATGATAGTAATTGTCCCCGCCAGCGCGGCGACCGCGCCGCTGTTTGAGCAGGTGGCAGTGGCCGTCACCGTACCATCAACGCCAATCACTACTGAGGGAGGAAGACGCCAGATCACGTTATTAGTGTCTTTCACGGTACCGTTCGTGATGATTGTCCCTGCGGTGCCGGTGAGCAGCAGATCCACGGTGGAGTTCGTCGCCCCTTTGCGCGCGATACCGTTAATTTTCACGTTACTGGTCAGCGCTGCGCCGTAACCCGTAGCAGGTGAGAAGCAGTTGTAAACTGTAATGGCCGTGTTATTGGCATCGTGAATAGCCAGCGCCACCAGTGCCACCATCTGGCCGTCTTTGCTGTCCGGCTCCAGATAAGCGTCACTGCCGTAAATCTGCTGGAAATAGCTTGTCAGGGTATCGAGTATCGTCTGGTAATCAGGCGCACTGATCCCCTCAGCGGTTACCGTTGCCGATAAGCCGAGTGTGTCCAAATTGAGGGCCATTTATGCCTCGCTGGTTACTGTCGTTGTTCCGTAGATAGTGTCGATCTCAGCGAAGAACTGGACGCGGCGCGTCGTCGTGTTCACTGTCGTATTGAAAGAGAGAATGGATTTAACGCCCCGCGTTTCGAGGATGCGCTTACGGATCGCCAGGTTGTAGGTTTCCGGCTTCTGCTTACCGAGTACGGACTGAATCCACGGTGTCCCCTCTGTGGTGTCGAGAAACCACTGCCCATACCACAATTCGAATCGCGTTTTCACAGCCTGCGCGACGGCCTCCGGTGAGTTAATCAGCCAGGTATCATCGCCGCTGCCAAAAGTGTAATCGCCGTCGTCGTCCTCACGTCGGTATCGCATAATTACCCTCCCAGAGGTTTTGTATTGCTGCCGCCGCTTTCAACGCCGCCATGCGTATGCTTATCAACGATTGATCCATCCACCAGCTGCAGGCGGCCGTCAGGCAGAATTTTCAGGCCGTTGAGGTTGAAACCTCCCGGCGCGGTACCGGCTATCGCCCCACTTGAAGGATTAAGGCTCAGTTTGGTTCCGCCATCGTCGCTACGCAACTCAACCGCGCTGGTGCTGATACCGCTGATTTTCTGCGCCTGCGACTGCGGACCGACGATACAGAACGCATCCGATAAATCATGCACCCGGTCGTCGACAGGCTCCTGTACCCCGCCGTTCTGCCACCAGAAATCGATGCAGCGATCGGCAAAAATCACCAGGCATTCATCGCCGGCTTTCACCGGGAAAGTTAACGTGCAGCCGCCGCCGCGCGGAAATATAACCGGCACATCCACCAGCAGCGGGTAATTTTTGGTGACGCGGTTGCCGTCGTTGTCAGTTTCAACCGAACGGATCGCAGGCTGCACAACCGCCGTCACCGCGCCAGGGTCGAATGACTGAACGATGCCAGGCAAAGCGACGCGGATTTGGTTCTTTGTTGTCTCCCGCTCAGATTTAAATGTTTCGGCAAGGTCGCCGCTGCGGGTCTGGTCAGTTACTGCCATTGGTAGGCTCCAGAAAACAAAAAACCCGCCGGGTGGCGGGTTCGATATAAAATGGAAAGCGATTACGATGCTTTAGCTGATTTTAATGCTGTCCACTTTGAGAAATACAATTCAGCAGATGCAATTGCTGTATCAGCCATCTCTTTTGAAACTGAAATATCAGCGATATGATAATCAGCTTCATTCCTGGCATCACGCAATTGCTTTAAGTTGTAACCAAGCAGTCGCATAGTACGAGAATCATATGGTTCACCTTTACATTCTGCCGGTGTTGTCATATATCCAATAAGGTTACCATGGTGGTTGCTTGTATATTTCGGGACACAAGTAAGGCTTACCATAGTTTCATGGTACATCGAATAATATGCCCGGGAAATAGCGCTTCTCCATGAAGCCTCATCTGCCATTGAACTGTATTGTTTGGCTGCATTAAAGAAATCAATACTGTTTATCGACATAGCTAACCCCCGTATGAAGAATTCTCGGCGCAGAAAAACGAGCTATTAACTCACAGTCGTCTAACCGAGGCTCCATGCATACAGCTTCAGCTAATGCAAAATTCATTTGAGCGATCGATTTAGGGTCTTTGTTTTTTATATCAGCCACATAGCATTTATTGCCATTTCGGCTGACTTCAAGCAAACCAGTTTCTGCTGAAAAGTCTTTAGCTACTGTCGCTACAATTTCCGCGAGCAAATTAAATTGCTCTGGAGAGCATCCAGTAGAAATATAGGCATCATCAATTTCTGACAATAATTCTGCTTTCTGTAATATTGCCAATTCCCTGCCCTCCTCGTCGGAAAGAAGTTTGATATGCTGATCAATATATTTAATCAACAAATCTCTGTACCCGAAACGATATGCAGATGAGAAAGCTAGCCCAGTGAATTTCTTCGTCTGAAATTTTTCGACAAATTCTAATGATTTATCTCGGAGCCTAATTGCATCATTATTATATTTCGTCACATAAATATAATTTGCAGCAATTGTAGGATCATCAACATAAGAAAGAGCAGTCTCAAAGACTGAATACGCCTTTTCAAACTTACCAGCAGCAGCGTGCAGTATACCAAGAGCACTTACAGCGTTAGCTGTATTCTCTTTTTCCAAATCCCTTACAGCACGACGATACTCGAGCTCATTTATAGGCGTGCCTGCTTCAAGCATGTCGCCATACAGCTCAATCAACTCGCCAGCTTTTTCCTTAGGTACACAACCAGCCATATCCGCTCACTCTTACAAGGTGGTTTAGAATTCTATGTGCGTGTACACAGTTTAGTCAATCATCAATGTTATCGGCATAAGGTAAACTTACTTTAGCTCATCAAGATAAACTCAGTTAGTTCAAAGGTGTTGATAGACTACCCCACAATCTTTTTACAAGGGAAAGATCCGATGATTCTCGGTGCGTCCATGCTGTTCTGCAGCAGCTGGACGTTCAGGAAACGCTTTTCGGTACCAGGGCGACGAATGTATTCAAAGCCGTAGTTGTTGCCATCTTTGGCAGGCATTAGCCCCATATCAATCTTAATGCCATCAGCACCAAGATTTGTAATTTTCTGAGATGTGACGCGTTCACCGTTAATCATGTCCATTTCCCCCACCCTTGCAGTGATGGTGTAAGGTCCACAATAAGCGGTGTAACCGCTTGCAGATGCCCCAAATGACATAAAGGCAACAATTAAAATGGCTAAGGCTTTCACATTTACCCCCGGTTAAGCGAGTCCTGAGTGCGGAGATCCGCCGCGCCACGCGCTTCGCACATCATATCCATGTACCACGCCTGACCCCTTGTATCGCCAGTGTACATAATCCCGCGCACAATATAAACGCCATCCGTTGCGATGCTGGCAGGCTGCGCGGTGGTACCGCTTAGCGTGATATTTCCGTCCGTGTTCTGGTCGGTGATCTGCCCGCCGGCCATCGCGATATCGTTGTTCGACAGCGCGGTGCGGAATACCGAAGCCTGATCCAGCTGAATGAGCCCGTTAACCCGGATGTTCGGGTTAATCAGCGCGCGGACGTTAACGCCGTTGCCGATGGTCTGCTGCGGCATGCCGATAAGCCCGGTGGCGCTGTTGAGCACAATAGCTTCGTGAACATATTCGTTATTCGCTACCATCTGGCGCTGACCGTCCACGAATTGCCATGTTGCGCCACATTGTCCGGCCACGTTATCCATAAGATGCCGTGTCATGCCGAACAGCACCCGGCCCCGTGGGAAGACGGTAGCAGGCATTTCAGGCGTCAGGCCTTCGGTCGCGCCTTTGGCCTCGAAGTCTTTCATCAGCGCGCGGTTCACGTCTGCGACCGTGTAACCGGCTGCC